CTTTGCAGTCTTCATCCGGACACTCGTGCTTAACCTCAATTTCATGTCCAAGGTTTGCTTCACGGACCCGCAACATCATTAGGTCTTGGTCACCTGAGTGGAGACTTCTGATGATATTCTCCCATTCTTTTGGAGTAACGTCCTTTTTTCTTATGCCTCCTACTCTAACTACAGCTCGTGTCAAAAGAACGTTTATGACCTTACCACCATTATTTTTGACCGCAGGTTTATGTATTTCTTCTTGGTCTTTTGCGGTTATCTCACGAAACGCAAAAGTTCTGTGGGTGTTACCCTCTTTGTCAGTGTAACCAATGTCAAGGTCAAAGTCCTCTGAGTGACCATTTTCATCAAAAGCATAATCAGAAAGGTCTTTCAACTCATTGTCATCCTCGGCTTGCGCCGCCTCTGATAAAAGCTCCTGTGTTTTTTGATCAGTGTCGTCATCATATCTTTCATATTCCTGATACTCGTTCACGAATAATCCCTCCTATTCATAAATGATTTCAAGACCATAAGCTTTAGCAGCCTCGTGCTCAAGTTTACACCCTCTTGCGTTTTCCCAACCTCTACAGAAATAAACAGCATGGCAAAGCGACATATTCTCAAGACCTTTAGCAAGGAAACAAAGTGGAATCTGAACGACTCCTCGTTCAACCATCTTTTCTTTGCTATACCATTCGTCTGTAAAAAGAGTATTGACAACCATATAACCTTGTGTATCTAACGCTTTAATCGCTTTGTCTCTGGTTGAAATAATTTCTTCTTCTGTCTTACCGGCCATAGGCTGGGACAACATAGCTTTCTTCATTTTGTTCCTCCTTCATACTTCATACTACTGATAATTATAAAATAAGAAGACGTTCACTGTCTTAAACGTCTTCTCATTAACACCTTTTTATAGATTCAACCCACGTCCCCTTGTGGGGACTACGTTAATATCGCTGGATTTAAAGCTTTTACAGGAAATACTCAAATTGAATGGTCATCTTGTCCACTATAACTTCATCACTTGTGGCGTCCAAATCACCAATCTCAACCTTGTTGCACCATGCTTCCGCAAGTATATACTGGCGACGAACTTCTTTAAATCTGTTCAAAATCTGTATGGTAATTGTGGTTCTGTGCAGATGATTTTGGAGAGTGAAGCCAAGTACTTTTTCCGGTTCTTGCTCATAATAAGCACCACGTTCCAATGTTATTTCATTTATCTTTTCGCGGCCGGCAAGCTTATGGGCATATTGGTACATGCCCTCCAAATACTCAGTAACACCTATCTCACGTGTAAGACCTGCAACTTTAGTAAAGCCTATCTCCGGAAATTCCGGAATAATGACACGAAACATAAACTTTTGTAAGGGGTCCTGGTCAATGGTTCGTGGCATTGCAAAGATGCTTTTCCTAAAAGGGATGAACACCTCAGGACGTTCTATTTTCTTTATTGCTTGTATCATAATCTATCACCACCCTTTCTTAATAGCTGACAATACCATGCTGTATACGGTTAACTATAAACTCTGCCGGCTTGGTGGGAGCATAAGCAAAGTCTATGTAGAAGAATCCGTTGTCTATAGTCTCCTGTGTATTGTTTTCACCGTCTATCTGTATCCAAAACGCTTCGCTTTCTGACGCTCCCGCTAACTGACCATTCATCCATAAGGTGTGCAGGTAAGCACGGACAGTGTTATAAGCTCTCGTCCACATTGGTGCATCTATATAGTTAGGTTCAAAGCAACACCATTGTGTACCGTTGCGGATTGACTTTTTAATCATGATATTAAAAAGCACGTCCGACACATAACGGAAATTTGTATCAGTGTTAAGTGTTCGAGCGCCCCATACTACTATCCCATAGTTGGGCTTGGTGATAATAGCGTTGATTGAGACAGGGTTCATGAAGTCTGTATCACCGCCAGAATTTTGACCACCTACACTTCTGATAGTGGTTAAATCTACGATTCCGCGAACATCAGCTTCAACACCAGCCGGAGCCTTATGTGTTCCTCTTTCTGCTATGGTTCTTGCGTAAATGCCCATAATATGACCGGAAGGTGGTACATCACGGTAATCACCTGTAGTTGAAATAGGGTCTATCACTTTTATCCAAGGGTCATATAAAGCGCCAACAACTCCTGTCAATTGTTGCCTTATGGTTCTCAATTCCTCCACACTTGAATAAGGCGGCATATCAAGAATCGGAAAGACCTCGGCTGTTTTTGAACAATAGTCCAGAATACTTTTAAGCATAGGCGTTGATGTTTGCCCTGGAACAGATAAAAGGTTTATGTCATCAATGATGGGGTCAAACTCTTCCAACGCTCTTAGATAATCAGCATCCGTAAGATTATCATTTCCGGTAACGCCGCCTGTAAGCTTAGACTCAGCGGTAGCAACAAGCTTTCCATCAGAAAACTTAACCAGTGAACTTCTGTTGTTAATCCATTTCGCAAAATATGTCTGCTCCGCTGGATCATTTGAAAGTGCACTGTATACTTCCACTTCATCATTGAACGTGATTCTCACATCAAATGTACCGGTAGTATAGGTGTTTTCGATTATTGTGGCGGCAACATCGTTTCCCCAATCACCTTCATCAAGAGCACCAACAGTAACTTCATTTTCAGTTGTGTTTATGGTTAAACTGGCACTCTCGGAAGCGCCGTTGTCTACACGGTTTATGTAGCAGCGTTTACCTCCATTTTTAAAGAAGCCATTTACAGCATAAGCAAGGTCACTGTTTATAATAAAAGGACTTTCAAGACCGCCTGCATATTTCTTTATATAATCGCTCCAAGACGTAACTATGGTGGGCTTCCCAACTTTACCTCTTAAAGCGATTCCCACATATGCGCCTGTTGATGTACTGACACTTTCAATAGGACTATAACCGTTTTTCTTGTTTTCGGTGTATACACCAGGAGTTAAATACTCTCCCATTATGCGTCACCTTCTTCCTTAGATGTATTCTTTTTCTTTAAAGCTTTAAGGGCAGGGGCATTAGAAGACTCTGTTACCACGGGTTCTTTAGGCAGTACACCTTCAACCACTGCAAGCCTTCTTTCTTTAACGTTTCTAATAACCTCAGCGGTCACTTGGTAAGTATCAAGAGTGAAATCTTTTCCGGCGTCAACACGCAGAGTTTTTTCAGTCTTAAATTCTTCATCAGCCGGAATAGTAAACACTCTCGGCCTCTTAGACCGCTCACGCAATTTAATTTGAGTGCTCATTAAGCGTATCCTCCTATCATTGCTTTTTCAGCACATTTACTTCATTACTACGTATTTCAATATCTGTAACCATAGGCTGACTGTATCTTTCTTGCTCGTCTATCTCTGCCGCAATGTTATAAGTAATAAATGAATGGAAGATGCGTTCTTTTCCGTCTAGCAGGTCAGCTTTGCCTAAACCCTGCTTTTTAAGCATCATTACATTGCGACGCTCACCTGACACGTCCTCCGCTTCTAAATTGTGATATGGATAAAATTTGTCCAACCACTGTAAGGTCATTTCATTCATGTGCGTTTGAGTTTTAGACCAAAAATCTATCTGATACATGAGGTCAAAGCATTTTTTTGCTTCCTGCATGGTTACCTTTTTTTCTTCATAGTCTCTTGATACGATTTTTGGATAGGGTTCATAGTATGACCTATATGTGTTGTATCTGTCATACAGGTTATAGACAGATATACTTGGATAGGTGCTTATTTTATAATCATCCTCCGGCTTTCTGACTATAGCGCTGTTTTCTGATAGATTAACTTTATTTCCTGTACTAAAATCAGTGACCTTGATGCTGCTACGAATGAGCTTCAATAAAGCTGTATCTACTTGTTCAATCCATATAGACGCCACTACAAACCACCACCTTTAGATATAAAATCTTTTAGGGCTTGACCCCACTCTTTTTCCATTAACGGTTTTATTTCATCAAACGTGGGCCGGATGATTGGTCTTGGTGGTATATGCTGTGTTCCATACTCAAGCCAAATCATAATATCACTCATTTTTTCCCCGCTGGGTTTGTGTGTCTTCCACGGGGAAGCTCCTATAATGATAGTGCTGCCTTTCACTGTGCTTTTAAGGCGGCGAACCACTAAATTATCTCGTAAGTAACCTGTTTCTATATAAATTCGATTATCACCTTTAACCTGCACTGTTCTTTGAGATAGGGGAGTCCACATAAGGTCTTGCCTGTCGATGTGCTCTTTGAGACGTTCAAGGACAAATTCACCTTTCTCATATAAGGTCCCATCCATAAAGGGAGCTAAATTGGTTTGCAAGTTTTTCAATAATATAGCAGCTTTTTTCCAGTCACCTGTCATTTGTAAAGATAATCCGGAATTAGGCATATGCGCTCACCTTTTCAATACAGTCAAAGGAGTAAAATAGAAATATTCCTGCGACAAAAGTTTTAGGGGTTATCTTTTGGATTTCATAAACCTTACTGTTGTATTCGATAATCCCTTGGCAAATTGCATGGTGGTTTTCAAATGACATATCAATTCCGTTTAACAAAAAGGTCTTATATGGAAAATCAAATTTTACTTTTATGGTATTTCCCTCAATAGGCGTATCTCCATCACTAACTGTGATAACTTCTTTGCCAGCTAATCTGATAGGACTCCCATAGGCTTTTACAAGACCTTCCTTGTATACATTTACTGTAGAATCAGCCTCACTAAGAGGACGGAACACTATGTCATCAGTAAACATTTTTGCGAACACCTTATAGACTCCGTTTAAAAATTTCGTCTGAATCTTTAAATCAGGCATATTTATTCACCACCAGTTGTCACCTTTATTTCGCTCATTCCCTTTAGACCGTTCTGTTCAGCGACTACAACTAATATATAGTAATCTGTTTCCGGTTCTAATTCGGTTATTCTGGCACGCTTATTATGTGGATTACCAATTGTGGTTACTAACCGTGCTTCACCGGAAATTTTGCCATTATCAATATAAATATCAAGGATAGGGATTTCACTCACAAACACCTTATAATTTAAGAGTCTTTTTAATCCCTTTACTTCCCATGATATTTCAATACTATCTTCATAGGTTCCCTGGACTTTTAAGGAAAGGGCAGGAGGTACACCCTTATCATAATTCCTCTGAGTGTAGTAGTGGTGTCCTCCTAACAACACGTCATAGGAATTCAATACATGACCTCCTGCCCCGCCATCTTCAATATATTTGTTATATAGCCTGTCAAAATGGTCTGCCAATGCTAGATAGTGAGTAAACTTCTGACCTTCTTTAAGCTGGTTATTATTATCCGCAGTCATATCATAGTCTTCGGAGAATTTAATCGCTAAAGTTAAACAAAGCTCTTTTTGTACCAGAAGCTTAATCGGGTACACAGCATAGTCAGGTACTTCCTCTATTGAAGAATAATCGTAATAGTCCTTGGTGAGCACAACATTAATAATCAGCTGCATTTCTTCATCCGACATGGATAATTTATCGTCATCCAATACTACGGAATCAGGATCAAGCAGGTTCATAGTTTTACGCAAGAAATCTATCATATCCTGAGTTGTAATCCCTGTACTCAAATCAATCACCCTTGATTATGCTTTTAAAATATCCTGCTTCCTCATTATCATCCGAACATGCTCAGGAACTTCCGTTTCTTCGTCAGCGTTAAACTCATAGATAACGCCGCCAATAGTACAACGATGGAACGCTTTTGTCCTAACAGTGACCATTTTTGGCTTTTTGGTGTTTACAATAACTGGCTTTATGGCAGAGGTAGAATCGTCTTCATCTTCCTGTTTTTTAGTGTTTACAACCACTGGCTCTATGACAGTGGCAGAAGTATCAGCTTCATCCTCCTGCTCTGTGATGACATCCTGTTCGTCATCTTCGTTTTGCTGTACGTCCTGCTCATTTTCCTGTTCTTCTTCCTTCAAGGACAGGTCAACGTCTTTTTCGTCCTGCTCTGATTCATTAGCTGTAACAGCTCTCTTCAACTTAGCCATATTTATATCCTCCTTCATAATTTTATTTTAAAGCGGAATTATGCCGTCTCAATAACAACACCATAATCATCATGAAGAAGACCGGAGCCGAAAATTGCGTACCATCCAAGAGAACGCTTACGGCCAAAATCTTCAATACCATTGTCACGCAGTTCAACAGGGAGAGCTACAGCCAAGCCATAATATGCGTCACCAAAAATAACAGCTTGAAATACATCTGTATTTACAGGTGGATTATCACTGTCACCAGCAAAACCATCTTTAAGATATGGTGCATACCCATAATCTTTAGTTGCTGCTTTACCATTGCACATAATGGTTGTTTCAACGAAACGGGTATCGTCTATGCGTCCTATTTCTCCGGTGAACGGGAGCATAGGAGCGCCATAGTTTGAGGCGTTTATCCAAGCACTATCATCACGCAAGTCACGGCTTTGATGTGGATGCACAAAGCATATCCAATTCTGTCCGTTATACTTGGGTGCGTTTGCAGTAGCTAAAATCTCAATAGCGTCCTTAATTGTGGACACTTTAAGAATACAAGTGTCGTCAAGGTCAGTACGGCTTGTTACCTTTGTGCCGTTTGACTTGTCTGCATACACAATATTCGTACCGCTTAAAGCGGTGTCCCGCAACATACAGTCCAGTACAAGGGCGTAATCACGTGCAAGTAACTGCGTGGTAGTTGCCATAACGTCATCAAACGAGGTGGTGATAAGTCTTTGTGAGTTGGAAACAGCGTTACCAAACTCGTCTACTTTGAGCTGCCTCATACTTTGAGACAACGCCTGAGTGGCCATTGGCACGTTCTCTTTTAAGGAACCGCCAAGCTGTAGATTGTCATATGTAAGCATAGAAATTGTGTCGCCGGGTTCTTTTCCTAATTCAGTCCTTATTTGAGCGAACTGCCTGAACAGCAATAGGGGCAAAGCCTTAAACTCAATTTCTTTTGAATACACTGCACGAACAGCGTGGTCTAAAATTACACCGTCACCTTCTGTTGACTGTGCTGTAGTAGTGTCGGCGTAAGCTATTCGCCGTGCCTTAAAAAGCATGTTAAAAAAACTTGATAAAATCATACTTTTTTGCATTATGTATGTGTCCTCCTTTTATCAGCGCAGACCTAATTTCTTTCTGACCTCTGCGTACTCAGTGCTGGCAGGGTCTAATGACGCAAGATATTCAAGGTCAACCTTTTCTTGACCTTTATTCTTCGGCGGATTATTAGGTGTGGCCTTCGGTTTTTTTGTTGAAGGTTTGATAATATTTCCTTCTTCATCGATGATGCCTAGCTTCTGCTTGATTTCAAGTGTCTTGGTTTTTTGAGACTCAATTGATTGGTCAATTTCTTCCTTTGTTGTGCCTATTACCAGCTCAGGGGTTAAAATGTCTTCGCCTGCTTCTGCCAGCTTTTCAATGCGATACAGCTTTACCTCATATTCGTTTTCAATTTCAGTACGAATAGTGGTGCGCAGAGCTTCTTCGTCCACCTCTTGAGGCTGTTTTGATTTCAAGTCCTCAAGCTGTTTTTCTAAATTCGAAATCTGGCTCTTAAGGTTTTTTACAACCTCTGTTTCGTCACCTTTAGGTTCTTTTAACTTTGCTTGCAGATCGGCAATAACAGTATCTTTACCGCCGATGGTCAAAAGGTGATTGTTGATAGTGTTTGTCATGTCAACAATTTTTTCTTCCAGCGATTTGATTTTAGGATAGAGCTTTTCCTTTTCTTCTTTCCTTGCACGTGCAATCAAATCCTCATAATTAATGGGAGCTGGATTTTTATTGTTTTTGCTTTTTTCGCCTTCACCTTCTTCACCTTCAACTAGATTGTCAACTTCGTCGGCAAACACTAACCTTTTTGGTAACAGGACATCTAAAAATCTTCGGTTTGCTATAGTTCCGCAATAGAGTTTCATGATATATACCTCCACATGATTTATTTGTGGGCTCATAGTACCACACGTTTTTTTGGACTGTATAGTGGGATGGATTATGCGTTGCTCACATTTGCTCCGTTTAGTGCACTATTAAGTGTTTCTTGTGGTGTTTCGCCATTCAAAACACCACTATTTATTTGTGGCGCATCTGTCTCTAAACCATAATATGATGGGTTTTTTTCTCTATCAGCATCAATCTCCCGAATTTTTGCTTCAACGTCATCACAACCTTTTCTTTCAAGTGCTCCACGTCTGCTTTCAAGTCCCATATTCATTTCCAACTGTAAGACCTGTAACTCAATAAGCTGGTCTTTTGGTAATGTGTCAGGAACTGTGACGTCCGTGTAATAGAAGTCCACATTATCAATATCATCAGGTTTATAAATTAGTCCTTCCAAAAGTGAGATATGAATTATTATCTTATTAATTTTTTCAATACCGGTTTTAGTCAAAGCACGTTTTACTTTTGTTCTTTCTATCAAGGGCAAATTCATATATTGCAAAGCAACGCCGGAAGTGTTGCTAATTGCTTTTGCACCACCTAAAACTGTTTCTGGTATTCCGGCCACCTCGCACATGTCAGTTTTTAGCGAAGAAATATAGTGGTTACTTGCTGGTAAATCACTTATGCTTTCAAGGTTTTCTATCCTTGCATCTTTGGGTAAACCACCCCATACTTTATTTGCGCCTTTTTCAAGATTCCCTATCTTAGCGCCATAAACAACAGTAATAGGCGCAGCGTGATAATCAATGATTTCGGATACATCGGACTTCTTTAAGTCATATTCCAAATTGAGTGGTATAAGGTCTTCAATATCACTGGCTCCGTATTCTTGGCCTGCAAGAGGAAAATTTTTTATTTGAACGAACGGAATTAATCCATAAGAATTATCCATTTCTTCCGTAAGCTTGTTCTCTAGATAATATTGAATCTTGTTTTTCGTCCACACTTCTGTGTACAACTTATCAACCTCTTTTTCTTTTCTTAACAGTCCTTTTACTTCTGTGGA